AATAGCAGGAGGAGCAAACTCAGGAATCTTACTGAAGAGGTTATCAGTGAAGTCACTAATAGAGTCTAACTGGAGAGGCTCTAGCAGAGTATCAGGAATAGCCAGTTCGGTGTTGAACTGCTCTTGGATTTGCTCCATTTCACCTGGCTCGAATCCCGGTTCTGCACCGTTATCCATAATCTCCTTCATCTTACCCTCACCCTTATTTTTAACTTTATTCTTCCTATCTTTATCTTTACCGCGCTTACCTTCCTTGTCTTTAAATCCTTTGAGCTTCTTGAGAGTCTCCTTGGCCCAGTCTTTACTCATTGCAGCAGCATCAAACTTACGACCACCGCTGCTGAACATAGGCATGATAGGGTGGGTTCTTCCCTCCATGTCTTTGAACTTACCGACTCGTGCAGTGTTCCTATCGTACTTAGCATCAAGTTTGTTGGCCAGCTTCTTGCCAATACTGGGTAGTTTCTTCCTGATCTCTCTGGAGCTCTTACCCATCACTGCCATAGCAGTAGCCATCTTCTCGGCTTTGTTCTTGAAGTCTTTAGGATCACCCCAGGGATAACGGCCTCCTTCTTTCTTCTTCTTCTTGTTATTATTGGCAGACTTATTAACCTTAGGGGTTCTAATAGTTACTCCGTTTACGTTAGTCGTCCGGCCCTTCTGGTTTCCCTTACTACCTTTGATAGTTAGTTTGTTTCTGTCAGCTGAACGCCGTTCTGATCTGCGTTCTGAACGACGCCTTTCCTGCCTACGCTCTTGCCTCTTTTCACGACGCCGTTCACGACGCTTTCTTCTTTTACTTGCCATAGTCTTCAGAAATTCGGTGTAAAATCCACAAGACAACATCTCGTTGTCCAGCTCTGTACATTATTTGAGATAGTGATTGATCTGGAGCGGGATTGAATGGTGGAAACCGTTCCTCTAGTTCGGTTATGATGGCTCTAGTACCTATTCCAAAGGCTTCTAGGTCATTCAACCTGATTGTTTTATCCATATTGGGGTAGGTTCTGATTGGAATGCTCGAAGAATGAAATCATTCGAGCTCTTTTTGTTTCGACTAGTTCAGGAGCTTTGCCTTCATACATAAGCCGATCACTAGCATCCAACCAGAATTTTTTGTCAAGATATCGGTCTTTAGATTTACTTAAGGGTTGGACTATCCAGTTAATAGTTGCCTTCCGCAATTTATCGAGTGATTGTGAATACTCTAAACCGAGTTCTTTGCAGACAAGAGAGTTAGCAGCTACGTGGACTTGCTCATCTCTGGAGATATCGGCGGATACTGTTCGCAAACCCGCGTCACCATTAAAGCGAAAAAACGGGAGTAGTACGAAGAAAAGCGAACGCTCAGCGACAAGGGCCTTGAGCACCGTGTGATCAGGATGCGACATCCACGCTTTTCTAATCGCTCTGGCTTCCCTCTCAGCCTTCGGATCAGTTCCGAGAGCATTGGCAATGTAACCAAGTGCCAAGTCGTGCTTCGTTTCATCTGCGATGTTTGATCGAAGTAAGTCCCGTGATAGGACTGGAATTTCATCAAGGGCTGCATCAATAAATTCTCCAACGGGTAGTTCTAGGTGGCGCATAGCTAGTGCTCTGTAGATTGTCTCTAGAGCCCCATCTTTAACCGTACCTTTTGTAGTCTGTACGGGAGTCCAAGTGCGCTTGCGGCTCAATAATTTAGCATAAGGATTCATAGTAAATGACGGTTATCAGGAATTAAAGTATTTTATTCTCCGCAGCTGGTGCACAGAGGGTCTTCCATCATACACGAGGTAGATAGAATAGAGTTAAGATAATCATCCACTTCATCCTCATCAAGAGCAGCATAAGCATCAGTCTTATCCTGAGTGTCCCCCATCACTTGAAGTGAATAGTAAAGCGAAGTCTGAGGGCTGACTAGCCAGTCGTTAATAAACTGCTCATCATAGGTGACAACATCTGACCAGGAGTTGAAGCTGTACCCGTGCAGCAGGTGAGTCTGCTCCAGTAGTGTCATAATGCCGTCAGCTACTTTCACGTAAGCGTCCCAGCCTACCTCACTGGCAATCTCAACAGGACCATAGTCAAACGATTCTACGCCAAAGGTGCCACTGTCACGGTCCACAGTACGGGCTATAGGCGGCGCAATCTCAGGTGTGGTGGTGTAGCCGCTAAGGTCTTTATAGCGGTAGCTACAGGTCGCTGTAGGGGCGATTGCGAAAGCTCTTTCCATGTTGTTGGCCCGTGCAATCATAGCAGCGCTTTGGATACCATTTTTCAGGTATCTAGCAATAGTCCTAGCAGGTGTATCAGCAGGTGCCAATGGCATTGTAATCACATCATACAGGGCATCACCGAATTCCTTATAGGTTACATTGTACCTAGCAAGGAAGTTAGCAAGACCAATTATACCAAGGCCAACTTGCCTATCCTCTGTATCAGGCAAATACTCTCCTGTATCTCCTACACCAGTCTTACTATGTAGTGAGCATAGGTCAGACATGCCATGCACAAAGGCGTCTTCGATGTCTTCTATTTCACATTGACCGAGGTTCACGTGCTCCAAGAGACAAGTGCCTCTAGACTTCAGGTACACTTCAAGACAGACGTTACCGTAGATACGTTTTCCATCAGCATCACGTCGAATCTTATTAAGCCAGATGTCTCCACGCTTGATACCAGCCAGTAGTGCTTTTCTGACTTCATCAGAAGTGTCAAGCCACATAGCGTGCGTCATATCAACACACCGCTTAACCCAGGGCAGGTCTTGTCTAGGGGTGTTGATGAACTCCAGAATATCACGGTGACAAAGGTCTAGGTGACAGACAACAGCTCCATTCTTGTAAACACCTCCTCGTCTGAGGATTTCATTCAATGTGGAATAGATTTTAGCAAAGCTAACAGGGCCTGACGCAATCAATCCCTTACCGTTATCACGGCCACGACCACGTAGCTTTGTCAGATGAACAGCACATCCAGCGCCGTTACGTAGTGCGTGCGAAACGAACCTCCAAGAGGCTTCAATCCCATTCTCACCCTCCATAGAGTCTTCAACCACAAAGACTGTACAGGAGACAGGGAGACGGGAATTGGGATTATCAAGCCAGCCCTGTACTCTTCCAGTACGGGCAATAAAGTCATTAATGTTTCGTGGTTTTGTCATGGGGGAAATAATTAAAATGGGCAAAGGCTTCTAAATCGTGAACTGACGCCTCGTCTGTCCAATCGAGGAACTCGAAAATATCAGCAGTGTTAGCGAGTACACGACTTATACGTCTGTAATGTGCTTCTCTATCTCGCTGTCTTGCAAGAGCTAACTCTGTCTGCTCACTGTTGAGTTCACGAGTATGGATTCGTGAATGGTCGTGCATTATAGTTCGCCGTTTTCTATCTGTCTTTTAATCTCCCGCTCTAGGTGTCTGTACTTCCAAGTACCAGCTATCTTAAGATAGTGGATGGAGCACAGCAACCTCAGTCTGAAGATCTCTAGTTGTAGTTGTACGAATAACATCTTACATTGAAGAATGATGTATTCGATTAGGTTACTCATGCCATCCATGAAGGTAGGCTTGGCCATAAAGGAAATAACAACCGCAGTCGTTATAAAAACGTAGGTATTCATACTAAGTCCGTTAGGTAAGGTGGCTGATAGTTCGGACCTTTCATGACCTTACCATCTGTTCTGAAGATAGGTTCTCCACTCTTATCAAGTTTAGAGAGATTCGATTTATGCACTCTATTGAGTGCTACTTGAAGATCCCAGTTAAGTGCTGCTGCCATCTGATAACAAACGTAAGTCAGGTCAGCTAACTCCTTCAGAAGGTGAGAACGATTCTCATCGTTGTCACAGTTAATCAAGGCCGATGTAGCTTCTGCTACTTCCCTAGCCTCTTCACAAATCAAACTCTCTTGCAAACTCAAGGTAGATTGGGTCAACCCCTCCTCTTTCACTTTGAACTTCTTCCGAAATTCCTTGGCGCAGGCTTGGTTGTACGTGATAGTCATTAATGATGTGTTCAATGTAGGTGATAGCTTTGTGGAGATCCTCTACAGGAGTCCCTTTTTTACCGTAGCGGCAAATGTATTTAACTACACAGCCTTCGTCGTATCCAAGACCCATATCTCGAATGAAGTTGCCGATAGTCCAATCTTTATTGTAGTGCTCAGGTGATTCTAGGGTGTAGTCGGCCATTTGCTGAGAAAGTTGTTTAGGGTGTTAGTTAGGTAGTAGTTACTTTTCTGTAACGCGATGAATGCTTCAATAGTATCTTCTTTAGAAGACTTTTCAAGTAGCATCTGTAGTTGACGTAGTTTGAACGACTGTTCAACTGTCATCTCCATCACTGGAGCAGGAAGGTTCCCATAGGATTGGTTTTTCTGATTCGAAGTCATAGTCAGTGAATTGAAGGATTTTGGATAATCGTAGGTTACGTAGAGCATCCTCTTCTGTGAGGCCAGCCTTAAGGAATGCGTTAAGGACTGTCTCGTAGGTGTAACCTTCCTTATCCATCAATGCAGCAGCTCGCTTGACTCCAAGCCCAGGGACACCAGAGTAGCCATCTGTGCTATCTCCAGCCATAGCCTGAATCAAATGCCACCGTCTACCCTCTTCCTTGTCGATAGTAACAACACCGTCTGTGAAATCATATATATCACCAGGTATTTGCTTCAAGTCTTTGTCAGGTGATACTACGATATTACCTGGGAACAAGGTAGCGTGAATACCAAGTGCATCATCAGC